AAAATCTGGTCAATGCGCTTGCCGAACAGGTTGGGATTGTTCACTTCGAGGTGACAATAAGTGATGGGCGGATTGATCAGCGCCAGTTCCTCAGCAAGGCCCTGCTCTTCTTTCCTCAAGTTGACCCTCAACAGACGCGGCAGGAGCTTGATCGCCACAGCAACGCCGATCACGCCGAAACCGTAGGTCACTCCGTAAGCAGCTGGAGCCCGGTCATGACCAACCACCTCCACGGCAGCGGCCAGGGATGGAGTACTGGTCATAGCACCGGACAGAAGTCCGGCGCCGGTCCCGGCATCGAACCCGAACAGCCGGCAGCAGGCCAGAGTGACAAGGGTTCCGGTCAGTGCCATGATGATGACGGTCAGCGCCATTGCCAGGCCGTGGCTGCGGAAGGAGCTGCCAAACCCGGGCCCGGCCTGCAGGCCGATAGAGTATATAAACATCGCCAGACCAATGGTCTGTACGCCGCTGGGAAGGGTGACGCCGAAATGGCCAAAAGCCAGGGCAACGAAGATAATCGCCGAAGGGCCGAGTGAAAGGTTCCAGATTCGCACCTTGCCGAGAAGTTCACCAAGAATGATGATCAGCAGGAGCAGAAAGATCTGGTTGTGCAGTAAAGTCATGGTGAATCCGGAATGCAGCGAACCAGCAGCCTGACATAGCAAAAAAGGCCAGGCCAAATGACCTGACCCCTTGATTTTTCTGGAGCGGGAAACGGGATTCGAACCCGCGACCTTCAGCTTGGGAAAGATAATTTTCTATTTTTCTATATTTTCTATGCTAACCATTTATCACCATGTTTTAAATGAATGTCATTGCATATCAATAATTTACCTGCTATCCTCTTCCCATGCTTCACCACCTGAAACCACTGTTAACCAGAAATTTTGTTCGCAAATTGTGTTCGCAAGTCTGATTTGCGAACAGAGAACAGGGGGGCAACATGGCGCGATTTACTGACCTTGGCGTTACACGCATCAGACCAAAGAAAACAAAAACCACCACCACCGAAGGCAATGGATTATACCTGCAAATTTCCCCAAAAGGTAAAAAAACTTGGCTTCATCTTCACAGGACCGAGAACGCCCGCAAGTGGATCAACCTCGGTGAATTTCCCGACATGAGTGTCGCCGATGCTCGCAAGCGCAATGAAGAAGCTGCCAGGTATTCGGCCACCGATACCACCGGCCAAGCGTTGAACTTTAACTCTACCCTTGAGGATCTGTTTAAGGAGTGGCACAGCAAGGCTGTTGACAAGCGGGGGAAGCCATGGAGTGCGGCGCATAAGCGCAACGTCGAATATATGTTCAAGGCCGACGTGCTGCCGTCTATCGGTGACATGCGACTGAGGGACATCCGCAAGCGAGACATCCGCGTCCTGCTTGAGAAGATCGAAGAACGAGCGCCGAACCAAGCATTGCAAGTCTACCGTCGCCTGTCTCGCCTCTTTAACTATGCCGCATCGAAGGACATCATCGAAGCTAACCCCATGTCGGCACTAGAAACAATCGGCTCATCAACTGCAAAAGACCGTCACCTGACCGCAAAAGAGATCAAGACATTCCTTGACGCCCTCCCCTCTGCGGATATGGCACCAGACACAGCCCGTGTGCTTGAATTGATACTTCGGACAGGGCAGAGGCCGTCTGAGGTATGCGGGGCCAATACAGACGAAATGCAAGGCAACTGGTGGGTTCTTCCAGGCACTCGCACAAAGAACGGACTTGAGCAGCGCGTCCCTTTAACGAAAACAATCAAGGCGCTATTCGGCACGGCCAATAAACACGGCCTGTTCTTCCCTTCGCCGAAAGAGGAAAAAAACCCTCTGGCGGCAATGGCACTGTCAAAAGCCTTGCGGCGGTCCCTGACCGGCAACGAGAAAAAACCCGACGACGATCAAATAACCATCCCTATCAAGGCAGCGTTCACCCCTCACGATTTGCGGCGAACTTGTGCCACCGGCCTTGGGGCGTTAGGTTTCAGCATAGAGGTTATCGCCAGCGTCCTGAACCACAAGCCGCGAACCGTGACCGGCATCCATTATATGCTGCACCAGTATGACATCGAAAAACGCAAGGCGCTTGAAGCATGGGAGCGCCGGTTAAAAACGATCCTCACCGCGAAAAAGGGCAACGTTGTCCCCATGACAAGGAGGGCGTGACATGGAAAAGTTCGACATCACAGCATAGGCCGCGCGGAGTTCGTCGTTTACAACGCAAATATGGAAGCCGCACAGAGGAGTGCATCATGGCAGACGATAAACCGGAAACTCTATCTATAAAATTTCTTAAGCGGGCAGGCGCTTTTGCCGGCATGACAAAGGGGCAGGCTTTAGTATTTCGTTTTTGTGACGATGTGTTTAATGGCAACCAACCAAGCAAAGAAGATATGCACGCACTCGCTACCGCCTTGCTGCCGATCACAAAACCAGACGATAACACGACAGACCAAATTATGGCTGAGGTTGCCAAGAACCTCGGGTTAACAAGAAAACAGGGACAAGAAAAATCTGCTGAACGAGATTATTTAAAACATGCCTCTTTAGTTGCAGAATATTTTTTAAGAGTTGAGAAATTAATCGAGGGGGGGAAAACAAAGAAGGCTGCTGAACTTGAAACGCGTTCATTTTATGCAAAAAAACTTGGCATAGGCGACAGAGCTATGCGCGAAAAGATAAAGAAGCATAAAATCTTCGCGCAACACATATTGCCGTTATACAGAGAAAACTAGCATTTGGAAGTGAAATAAAGAAAAAATGCGTCCACTATACCTATAATGTTTTGATCGTCTCCAAGGTTACCCATTCAACCAACCCAGGAGACGACACCATGAAACAGACCATCGAAGAAACCCCGCACCAACTCCCGCCCCTCTTGATCCGTCGCAACCAACTGAAAACCCTTGTCGGCCTGAGTCCGTCGAACGTGGACCGGCTCGAAAAAGAAGGCCGGTTCCCTGCCCGTCGTCGCATCGGTGCCGGGACTGTCGGCTGGCTTCTGTCCGAAGTACAGGCATTCCTCGAATCTCAGCCCAAAGTCAAGGAGGGCTGAGCCATGACCAGAAACGACGAAACCGCCCTGGCGGGGGCGGCTTGTCGGTGCAGCGGCAAATGTTCTGTTTGTTCCTGTCATCCTACCACCGACCCCGCAAACAATCAAGATTATCTAGCCCGCGTCCGTGCCTCAATTCGGGTCTTTGCCGCCCACAACCGCAACAAGCGATAGGGGGGGCCATGTGGTGTATCAATTCCCTGAGAAAATCAATTTTGACAACTTTTTCCGCATGGACAAGCACCTAGTCATGTCTAAGCATTGGGGCAAACTACCGTTAGCCAGCAAGTCAATTTATCCCGTCATCGCCATACATGCGAACAGCAAGGGCGTTGCCTTCCCCAGCCAGGAGACGATTGGGCGAATCGCCGGTTGCACACCTAAAACTGTACGCGAAGGGCTGGCCGGTCTAATCGGCTTCCCCGGCTTCCACCTCGACTACTGGACAACGAGCAGAGGCAAGCGGGCTTGCAAGTATCTGGTTAAGCCTGCACCGAACCTCAAGGGCGAGTCCATGAGGGTTTACAAGTCCTTTTTCGAAGGCGGCAACTGGAGCCAGTCATCAAGCGTTGCACATGCCGTTTATCCGGTCTTACTTGCATTCAGCTACTTCGATTTCAGCATCTATCAGATGTTGCTAGAGGATGAAGATCCGGCAGTGTTTGAGTCTGTCGATCACAATGAATTCTTTACGGAAGGTCATTTCGAGCAACGGCAGTTTGATATAGCCGACCCGGAAATTGACGTTCTGGCCGAATATGCGGGGATTTCTCGCCGGTCTGTTTATGCAGCGTTTGAGAGTCTGGAAGCAGACGACTTCATACAGAAGGCCAGCGACTACTGGAAGGTGTTTAGATCACCGCCGAAGTCTTACAAGCGAGAGTACCTAAATGCCCGTGCAAATATTACCCTCTAAGAAGGTATTTAAGAAGGTATTTAAGAAGGTATTTAAGAAGGTATTTAAGAAGGTATTTAAGAAGGTATTTAAGAAGGGTTCAGGAAACCTGAACGATAGTTTTATAAATCTTAATTCAAAGACATCTATGACGGAGAAAAGAATATGAACCTACAGGAAGCACGACGCGAACACGGCCAGCAAATCAAAGAGGCCGGACAGATTGAGCGACTCGAAGACAAGCGCGACCTGCACCCTCACGAATGGTCAAGGCTCTGTTCCATTTATCGCCGGATCAAAGACCTCGAACAATTCATGGCGGCCTGTCATGGCTGACCGCATCTACAGCAAACAGCAATGGAAGCGACTCCGCAAAGTCAAGTTGAGCCTTGATCCTTTATGCGCTCATCACCTGCTGGTCGGCCTAGCAGAACCAGCGCGGGAAGTCCATCACAAGCAGGCCATCAATAACGGCGGCGAACCTTGGGATCTGGACAACCTCGTGAGCCTCTGCACACCCTGCCACAGCCGGGCAACCCGAAGCGAGCAGGAAGGCAAGCAGCACATCGTCAAGGGCGTGGATCCGCTGACAGGCAAGCCGGTTGACCCGTCGCACCCGTTCAATGAGGAAAAATCTCTCAGAGCTGACGAACTGGTTACCGCCACCGAAGATAAATTCAGAGTTAGTTAAGGGAGCCTCATGGGAAAACGTGGACCAAAGACAGCAGCAGCAAAGGCCGCCGAACGTGCCGAGGTCATCCCGTCATGGGCAGGCGCACCACCCTGGGAGAAAAAAGGGCTGACTCGTGCCGGGCGTGTAATCGCTTTTATCGAGTGCCTGCCGATCACTTCGGGGATGCACTCCGGCAAGTTGATGAAGCTCCGGCCATGGCAGCGGGAATTTATCGAAGCCGTTTATTCAACGGACGCCAGCGGCAAGCGAATTATCAGAACCGCCTTGCTGACCGTGCCGCGTAAAAACGGGAAGAGTCAGCTTGCGGCAGCGCTGGCCCTGGCTCACCTACTCGGACCCGAAGCCGAAGAACGCGGCCAGGTATTCAGTGCAGCCAGCGACCGCGACCAGGCAGCCATCATCTTTCGAGAACTAGAGGCCATTATCCTGCGTGTGCCGGAATTCGCGGAACGTTGTCACATGCAGAGCTTTAAGAAGTCGGTCACCGACGAAGTGACCGGCAGCACCTACCAGGCTTTAAGCAGCGACGCCCGGAAAGCCCATGGCCTCTCCCCTTCATTCTTTATTTTCGACGAGCTGGCGCAAAGTCTGAACCGCAATCTTTACGACAACCTCACCACCGGCACAGGAGCGAGGGCCGAACCTCTGGGGCTGATTATCTCGACGCAATCGAGCAGCCCGACGCATGTTATGTCTGAGCTGGTGGACTATGCCATCAAGTTGAACGAAGGCACCCTTCCCCCTGATCCGGCTTTTCATGGCGTGGTCTATGCGGCACCACCGGACGCCGACCCCTGGAGCATTGAGACGTGGCAAGCCTGTAACCCGGCGCTTGGCGACTTCCGAAGCCTGGAAGAGATGCAAGCCTTCGCAGACCAGGCAAAACGCCTGCCGGCAAAAGAGGCCGCGTTCCGTTCGCTCTATTTAAATCAACGTGTGGATTCTCAGCAACGTTTCATCGGTTCGGTTGACTGGGACGCTAACGGCAGCCCTTACGACCTCGACGCCTTGCGCGGCCTGCCCTGCTTTGGCGGCCTGGACCTGGGCAGCACAACCGACTTGACTTGTCTGGTCTTATACTTTCCGACCTGCGGCGCTCTGGTGCCGTTCTTCTGGATCCCTAGCGACAACATCGCTGAACGGGAAAACCGGGACAAGGTGCCTTTCCGCGTATGGGCAAAAGCCGGTCATGTTGAGCTGACCAACGGCAGAGCCACCGACCGCCTGGCGATTGCCCGCCGTCTGGCAGAGATCACCAGTATCTATGAACTTCGGGGGATCGCATACGACCGCTGGCGCATCGAGGATCTGCAAAAGACACTGGCCGATGAAGGCATCGAGATCCCGCTGGTTGCATGGGGGCAAGGTTTCAAGGATATGTCTCCCGCCGTCGAAGAGTTCGAGACGCGAATCTTAAACGGCAGCCTTCGCCATGGCGGGCATCCGGTCCTGACCTGGAACTTGTCAAACTGCGTGGTTGAAACGGATCCGGCAGGCAACCGCAAACTGAGCAAGGAAAAGTCACTCGAACGGATCGACGGCATCATCGCCAGCATCATGGCCGTAGGTCTGGCAGCACGTCAGCCAGAAGCGGAAAAGTTCGAGATTACCGGGGATATTTTCCTCGAATATTAGTTCATATATTACCTATGGTTAAACATGGTAACCTATTGTAATCATTATATATTTCACTTGACAAACACATCAACAATAAGGGATAATACGTCATGAATTTTCTGACCCCGCAATTCTCAGCAAGTGAAGTAATCGCCATTGCGCGAATCAGTCATAACACCCTGCAAAATTGGTTGCGGCGCGGCCTGCTGGATCGACTCGGGGCAACCCGGTCCGAAAAGGCATGGACCACCTACACCCTGCTTGACGCCATCACCATCACCGCCGAAGCACAGCTTTCATTTTTAGGCGTCTCCCCGAAGGCCAGAACCGAAAGCAGCATGGCCGAAAAGATCACCGCCAGATGCCATGCTCTGATTAACGGCCTGCCTCTTGATCGCCATCTCATGTTCACATCGTCGCATGACCTCGGGGCAACCCTGATTGTTGACTGCAAACAGCTCGCCGACGAAGTTTTAGCGGCGCTAGGAGAAAAGCAATGACTGACCCCTTTCCAAAAAGCAAATGGGCGCAAGCCTCTGACTCTGCCATGCACAGCGCGAACAGTGGCTTCGCTATCACGCCTTCGGATGAATCAGAACTGGCAATCATTCCAAGGGCCGTTTATATCGGCGGCGCTGGGGACCTGGTTGTCAAGCTGATTGACGATGAAGACGCCATAACCTTTGCCAGCGTCCAGGCAGGCAGTCTGCTGCCGATCCGACCAAAGCAGATTCTTGACACAGACACTACAGCAACCGCCATCCTCGGCATTTACTAACCAGACTAACAGACCGCCGTGAGGCGGACAGGAGGACAGATGAAGACTCACGAATTGATTGAAGAGCGCGGCAGGCTGGTGCATTCCATGCGCGAGATCGCCGACAACCCCAAAGGCAAAAACGGGGACCTCGACAAAGACCAGGAAACGAAATTCGAGCGCATGAAAGACGACCTCGGCGGGCTGGAAAAGCGCATCGAGCGTCAGCAGATGCTTGACGATGCAGAACGCCGGATGGAAGGCCAGAAACTCACCGGCAGCGGCGACGTGAAACTTGACGACGAACTCCGCAACTTCTCGCTTCGGGCCGCTATCGCTTCAATGGTCCCGGATCTGGCGAGCAAGGTTGACGCGGGCCGGGAACGCGAACTCAGCCAGGAGATTGCACGGCGCACCGGCACCCCGTTCAAGGGTATTGCCGTGCCGATGCAGGTTTTTGAAAAGCGTGTTGTCACCGGCTCGACCGGGGCCAGCGTTATTTCGACCGATCACCTGGCAGGGCAATATATCGACATGCTCCGGGCAAAGCTGGTTGTCAGCAAGCTTGGAGCGCGGGTTCTGAATGGCCTGGTCGGTGACGTGTCGATCCCTCGCCTGGCCGGAAGTGCAACGGCTGGCTGGGTCGGTGACAACGCCGCGTTGTCAGCTTCCGACATCACCCTTGCCAGCGTAACCATGAGTCCGAAGCATTGCGGTTGCCTGACTGAGTTTTCCAGAAACATGCTGCTGCAATCCTCGCCAGACATCGAGCAGCTGCTCCGCTCCGACTTCGCTGGCACCCTGGCACGGGAGATTGACCGCGTGGCCATCGTCGGCGGCGGCGCTGATGAACCGAGCGGCATCCTGTCACTGGGCAGCAACCTGGACACCAGCACCAGCTTGTCAACTCCGAGCTGGGAGGGCGTACTCGAATTGATCGAGGCCGTCGAACTGGGCGATTCGGTCGGCACCGGCTTTGTGACCACCCCGACAGGCGTTAAAACCCTGCGCTCGACCGTCAAATTCGGCACGACCGACAGCCAGACGATCATGGACAGCCCGAACATGCTGGCCGGTTACACCTGCGCCAGTTCAACGCTGGTGCCTTCCGACTCGACCGGCAACCGGATCATCTTCGGCAACTGGTCAGACTTGATGCTTGGCTACTGGTCGGCCTTCGACCTGCTGGTCAATCCTTACGAGACCACCGCCTACAGCAAGGGCAATGTCCAGGTTCGCGGGATGCTGACCATGGACGTGGCAGTCCGGCATTACGAATCGTTCGCGGCTGCACTGGATCTGTAATGAAAATCGAACGCCGGATAGCATGTGAACTGCGGGCCGCTGGGCGAAAACTCAGCGGCTACGCGGCCACCTTCGACACCGAAACAAATATCGGTGACTTTATCGAGCTGGTCAAGCCAGGCGCTTTTCTTGAGTCCCTGAGATCCGGCAGCGACATTCTGGCCCTGGTGGATCACGAACCGAGCCGCCTGCTGGCCCGCACCGCATCGAGAACGCTGCACCTGGCCGAAGATAGCAAGGGCTTGACCTTCGCAATCGACATGCCTGATACGCAAGAAGGCCGGGACGTTTTGACACTGGCCGAACGTGGCGACCTGGGCGGCATGTCTTTCGGGTTTCGCGTCCCGAAGGACGGCGAAGTCTGGCAGGGCAAGCGGCGGCAACTCACCAAGGTTGAACTGGTGGAGATTAGCGTCATAACCGCATGGCCTGCCTACCCTGACACCATCGTTCAGGCAAGGGCGGCCTGCCCTGCCCTGTTACGGGCGAAACGCTACCTGGAGACGATATGGGCATCTTAAGACGCCTTGCGGATAAATTCGACAAGACGGAAAAGCGCACCGCTGACCCGATCTTTTCAACCATCACCGAACTGAGCGGCACAAGGTCAATCAGCCCGCGACTGGCTGAGAATCTAAGCACGGTTCTCGGTTGCGTCGGCGCTATCAGTGGCGCGATTGCATCCTTGCCGGTCTGGGTTTATCGGCGCACTCCGAACGGGCGGGAACTGGTCGAAGATCACCCGATCATGCGACTGGTTCGCAACGGGCCGAATCAGTATCAAACATGGCCGGATTTTCTCGAATGGTGGACAGCTTCAACCCTGCTGCGCGGCAACGGCCTTGCCGAGATCACGCGGGACAGTGCCGGACAGGTTAAAGAACTTTCGCCGATCCCCTGGGAACATGCCAGCGTCTCGCTGCTTCCTTCCGGGCGGCTGGCCTATGACGTGACCCGCATCCAGGCGACTTATGGCGGCACAGGGCAAATACGGCGCTTGCTTGACGGTGAAGTCACACATTTACGCGACAGAAGCGACGACGGCCTGCTAGGGCGCTCACGATTGCAGAGAGCCGCAAGCGTGGTCAGTGTCGGCTTGGCAGTTCAGGAACATGCAGCGGCAATGTTCGAGAACCAGGCCACCCCGAACGGCGCGATTCAGCTTGACCAAAAGATGACGCCAGAGCAGCGCACCGCCCTGCGCGAAAACATCACTTCTGGCTTTGCCGGGGCATCGAACGCCCGCAAGATGATGATTCTTGACCAGGGCATGAAGTTTAACGCTATCTCCCTGTCAGCAGAGGATGCCGAGCTATTAGCATCACGCCGATTTAGCACTGAGGAATTGTCAAGGATCTTCCAGGTACCACCGCCGATCATCGGCGACCTGAGCCATGGCACGTTCACGAACTCGGAAACTGCGGGCCGCTGGTTTGCACAGCACACCTTGACGCCATGGATCCGCAAGATTGAAACGGAATTGCAGCGGTCCCTGCTCAGTGAAGCGGCACGGCTGAACACCGAGATTGAAATCGACCTGACTGGCTTCCTGCGTGGAGATCCAGAAACCCGGTGGCAGTCGCACAAGATCGCTATCGAGTCGGGCATCCTCGACATTAACGAGGTCCGGGAGATGGAAGGTTACAACCATAAACAGCAGGCAAGCACGGCCTGAGGGTCTTTTGTTTAGTTCCACCTCGAATGTGCTGGCAAGCCGTGAGTGCCACAACCGCGGCAGCCTGTGCTGGTGAACTCCTTGTCGGTGAGCAGGCAGAAATTATCCCTCAGAGCGATTCTGGGGGATTTTTTATTGACGTTCGCAAGCGTTTTCTGTGTTCGCAAAAGTGTTCGCAAATAACAAAAAGGACCTAACCGAATCGGCTAAGTCCTTGATTTTTGGAGCGGGAAACGGGATTCGAACCCGCGACCTTCAGCTTGGGAAGCTGACACTCTACCACTGAGTTATTCCCGCGAACAGGGCGTGATTATAGGGTGTCGAATTTCAGCTTGTCAATGCTTATTCTGGTAATACCTGGCAAGAAACCGCTGAGCCTCTTGAGCGTTGCCGACCTGCCCGGTAATTTCTGCCGTTCTCAAGAGTTGCAATGCTTTTGTCATTTCCGGACCGTCCTTAAGGAGCAGCGTCTTGCGCATCCAGTTGCCGTCAACAAGATCCATGGGTCGCCGGTCATCGAGGTCGGCAACAAGAGGCACCCAGGCTCGAAGCTCTGCCGGAGAAGGGCGACCCTCAGGTGAACCGACAACAGCCAGCGCCAGCAGAAGCAGTTTCGGTTCCAAGTTCCGACGAGCCGCCCACCAGGCAAAGGCCCTTTCATTGCGCGCAATGGTGGCAAAAGCCTTCTGCGCATC